TCGATGAGGGCATATGGAAGCGCAGCATGTGGACACCCAAGCGAAAGCATGAGGTGTCTGAGGAGGATGAGGTGAAGATTGCCCAAGTGGTGGCATCAGCCATGAGCAGTACGACTTTCTACAAGCGGAAGGAGCTTGAGATGTTGGCGCGGGAAGCCCTGGGCACTGCCAAAATGAACAGCGGTGAGCGTGCTGCCATGAAGGCAGTGAGCTACGTCCAGAAATATATGGGTAATGTGGTCAAGACACATGCAGAACCGGGCAAAGCGGTGTGGCACTATCTAGCATCCAACGAAATGCAGAGGCCGTGGGAGGCTGAATGAATCCTTACTTCACCAAAGGGGCTACGTGCCTTAGTTTTTCAGGGGGCCGCACGTCTGCGTACATGCTGTACAAGACGCTTGAAGCACACGATGGGGTGTTGCCTGATGAGACCTTCGTTGCCTTTGCGAACACTGGCATGGAGCATCCAGCGACACTGGATTTTGTCAGGGACTGCGGCGAACAGTGGGACGTTGATATTGTTTGGCTGGAGGCAACAACTAGGCTCGGTGGTGACGGCGAGAATAAGTTTGTTTATGGGTATAGGTTTGTTGATCACGCAACTGCAAGCAGAAATGGTGAGCCGTTTGCGGAGTTGATAGCCGCAAGGGGATATCCACCTAACCGCTTGGTGAGGTATTGCACGGGGCAACTTAAAATAAAACGTATTATGCAGTTTATGCGTGATAAGGGGCATCCCGATTACACCGCCTTGGTAGGTCTACGGGCTGATGAACCACGCAGGGCGGTCAGAATGCATGGGCAGAAAAAAGAGGGCCACGATTGTTGGTGCCCGATGTACATAGATGGCGTAACGAAACAGACCGTTTCTGATTTCTGGCAACAACAGAACTTCGATCTGAACTTGCCCAATCGTAACGGGGTGACTGACCTTGGTAACTGCACGCTCTGCTTCCTGAAGGGGCGGAACAAGAAAATTTCGATCATTCGGCAGCAGCCAGACCTCGCAGACTGGTGGATCGAGCAAGAGAAAAAGGTAAATAAGCCGTTCAGAGTTGATGATCCCGATTACGCGACGATGAAAATGATCGCGACAACGCAGACAGATATGTTTGGTGATTCCGATGAGGAAAACGCCATTGATTGTTTTTGCACGGAATGAAAAAGGCAGGGGGGATAAAGTAAAAAGCCTCACCGCCGATGGTTAGTAGCTACAGGAAGTGGCCAATAGCTGGGGATTCGGCAGGTGAGGCACCCAAAGCAACAGGGTGAAGACAGTGTATCAGAGTTGGATATGGAATGTGAAGTGGTTGTTGGTGATAGGGTAGGCTGGGAACACTTAGCGATGAAAGTTAATGTAAAATCTAGGAGCGGTATCGACCTACTTTTGGTGAAAAACGTAGGTGCAAGGGGGGTTTTCGGTTTTGCACCTACCCCCCTTGGAAATGAGGTAAGTCATTGATTTATAAAGTAGGTGCACGTAGGTGCATAGGTGCAACGTGCAGTACCGTGCACCTTGCACCTACGCTCTGTAAGTCTTTGATTTATAAGGTAGGTGCAAAGGTGCATAGGTGCACCTCTAAAGAGGGGGAGAGAACTCTTCATAGTTCTCCCCAACGGGGGACCTCCCTCTTCCCTCTTAGAGGGGTTGGAAAAAAAGAAAATTTTTTTTTAAATGGCACCCTGAAAAGGGTGAAAACGAATCCCAGGTGAGACGTATGAGTGAGGCAAGTGAGGCGGGTGAGTTGATCGAGTCAGGTGACTTGAGTGATGCGGGTGAGTACGGGGAACCGATTGAGGTCGAGCTCGGGGATGATATGTTATTCCGGCCCAATCGATATGCGCCCAACAAGTATCGAAGAAGGAGACTGACCAAGAAGCAGCAGAAGTTTGTGCAGTTGTATGTGCACAATGATTTAACGAATACAGAGTGCGCCCATCGTGCAGGGTATTCACATCCTTCCCAAGTAGCATCGGTGCTGCTGAACCAAACAAAGTTCCTGCATGTGCAGGAAACGATCAAGGAGTTGCAGGAGGGGTATCAGAAGAAGTACGAGATCTCGTTTGAGAAGACCGCGAGAGATCTTCAGATGATTAGGGATGCCGCTGTGGAGGAGGGGAAGTACAGTGCTGCTGTTCAGGCAGAGTTGGGCAGAGCGAAGCTGGGTGGGCTGCTGATTGAGAAGAAGGAGATCAAGCACGGGTTCATTGATCAGATGGATCGATCGGAGGTAGAGGCTCGGCTACGGAAGCTTATTGAAACGAACCAACTTGCGCCCGAATTACAAGATCGTGTGCTTGCACCCGAGCATGAGGAGGATGCGGCTCTTGAAGATGTTGAAGAACATCAGCACCTCCAAGAGGAAAAGGATGAGGATGATGGTCAAGGTGAAGATCTTCATGATGAGGAGGACCTCAAGGGTGATCTCGATCCTAATGAAGCTAGCTTGGTGTAGAGAAAATGCGGCCTGAAATGCTTGCCCTTGCGGGCTAATTCTGTGAGCCGTTTCCTGGAGGCAAGCGCCTTGCGTGCTCTGTACTCCTTGAGTTTGTGCTCATGACTACAGAATCTCGATTGGGCTTGTATGTTAGTGTAGGTCTTCCCACACCAAGCACATGCAAATTTTCTCTCCTGTTTGAGTGTGTGCAAGGTGTGGGAGTTCGATCGTAGACCTCCCCGTTTCTTGGGATTATCCATTGTGAGAATCAGTCTTTAGGCGGACCATCCCTGCCTCAAAGGGAGAGCCTGATGGCGTGACACTAGCGTCTATGATCTCATCTTCGTAGATGCAGTTGTCGCGTAGGAACTTGGTGTATTCTTTGAGTAGATCAGAGAATGAACTTGCTTCCAAAACGTGAGTTTCAAAACCATCGGTCAGACCATGACTCGATACGACTATTTCTGCTCTAAGGCCCCTCATGGACTTCCTCCGCATCAATTCTCTCTTCGTATACGTGGTAAGCGTGAGGATCAAGGTCTCCGAATATTGCAATCTCTTCAGCCTCTTGCTCATTGTGAGCGAGGATGATGTAACGCTCAGTGGCGAGCCTCGTAACCCTGATTTCAAACTTGCGCATTTTTTTTATCCTTATTAGCCTTGTCAGCTTTCCTCCAATAGTAAAAGGCCTTGTCTTCTGGTAGATCATTCATCCAGATCCACTCTTTTTCTGCGCTCTCCTCTTCATGCACTCGCTTGTAGTACGCGAGATTCTCTTCAGTGGGCTTCAACTTGATTGCCCAGATTGACTTATCAGATTTATCAAAGTACACCACCTTCGCTTTCAGTTGGCGCTTCATTTCTTTCAAGCACATATGTTCGTTCACTAAGTATTCGATCAACAAATCTAAGAGTCCTGACTTTGATCGCGTGTTGTTTTCATATGCATTGATTTCATTTTTAAACTGCTCGTCCGTATACTCAGGGAAGAAGATGCTCCTCCTGCTGGTCACGAATTCATAGGCGTTTTCTTCGCATGCATCGTACATGCGATTGAAGGATGGCCGACTCTGGCCCCGCATGCCGTAGTAATGGTTAGCGCCACCTCTGCCATCGTTGGTCGTTATCATGGCCTTCTCGCCATCTAGGTAGACGGTGGCCTCAAAGGCGTTCGTTGCGTTCGATGCCCACGCTACATGCTTTATGTCCTCCAGACTGAGCGATGATCTTTTAGATAGTGTCATTTGCTCACCTCAAGGATGTCGAAAACCTTTATTATTTCATCGGCGTCCATGTCGTGGTTCTCTGCCCACTGCAAGGCTTGCTGATTGGTCAATGGTTGTATACCCGCTCCATCGTAGTAAGCATTGCCGTGTTTAGTGCGCCAGCGAGTGGACGCGCCACCATCCCCGTGCACAAAAAACTCCCCCGTCCACTTACGGTACAGTTGCTCACGGCAATAGCTGAAGTCTCTAGTAGAGAGACCGTTCCAATCCTCGTGTATGAACGTCGCCGTGCGCGTGTCATATATTTTTCCATTAATGACTTTTTTCATGCCTCTTCCTATGTCGCTTTGAGTTGAGTGATAATTATAATTGCAATGGAGTATCAATTTCAAGGATTTAATTTCGGTTATTTAAAACCTGCCTGTCGGTGGGTATTTT